TTCCAATTCCTTGCGAAGCCATCCATGAAAAATTCTGGACCCAAACCTTACGGTTATAAGCCATCTTATAATCCCATTCCGGTTCACGAATACATGCCATCTGTAATAAATGTGCCACTTTCGGTTCCATTGTTGAAGCAGATATTTCGATAGCACTCTGCGTTTGCATTGATGTTCCTGCCTTATTTTCTTCCGGTGGTTGTTCAGCTGTTGTTACTACGGGTGTTTTACTTTCCGTTGTTGCACTGGCTCCTGTTTCATCGGCCCCTCCTTGAACTTCTGCCGTTCTCTCGGATGTTTTCGACATAAAAAGCTGGTAATAATATCGATAGCTGCGCAATTTTTGCCAATGTTTTGTTGGTAAAACGGCCATAATCTTCTTATAATGCTCATCAAAAGCTTCTTTTCCATATGCGAACATAAAAGAAAGTGAATCGTTCAAATTATCCACTGAAGCTTCTTCAACCGTCATTTCTGCACATTCGCGCGTCCAATTCGTTAATTCTGTTATCGTGTCCATTGCTATTGTCGGCAGCATAAGACCCCTCTCATTCTTCCGAAAACCACGTTTCAAAAACGTGAGCTCATAAATCGGTTGAACTTGAGCTGATCCACCTTTATCTGCTGATGTATATTTGATGTTCAAATGAATCAAGGAAGCCGAAATAGTAACCGGATTAAAGAAAGTTAAAACTTCTCTCTTCACCGAAACAATATCGTCATCGCCATAATTCCGATCACACACATTGTTCTCAAAATGCGTTAAACACCGATGTTGTGGTGGTGCCACCAATAACCACACGTACCGCTTTTGCATAGCATTATAAATGGTATTGATAATGACAGTCAAGGGATTTCCCGAAGGGTTTCCAATGTGCGTTTGATATAAAAGATCAAGAGCTGCCTGTGGTGTATGAATAATTTCCTCAAAGATGACACGTCTCGCGAGCTGGTTTAAATCGCTATCTCCGTACCATCTGTTCATAATATTGCAAATCGCCA